CTGTTTAAGTCTAGGTATTGAAACCATTTTAAAAATCTCCTGATAATGATGAACTTCCACCATTACCTCTGTAACCTGTTAAAGTAGTTGTCTCATTGTAACTGTCAGTCGATCTTGATGGACCTCTGTAACCTGACTTGAGAGCCGTACCTGCAGCTCCTGTGATAGCTCCGAACTCAATCGCTGAAGCTCTACCTTCTGCTGCTGCTCTATCAACGTCACCACCTAATCTAAAGTCTCTAGCTTGACGAACATACCCTAGAGCTTTCTCTTGTGCTTGCTTCTCAATTTCCATTTTATTTATTTCAGCAATGAAGTTAGTCTCTTTAACTAATTCTCCAACACTTCCATAATTAATATCAACGTCAGCTACTGCAGCATTTAATCTCTGTTGTGACTGAGTAGCATCTACAGTTTTTTGATAATTCGCTGCTGCTGTCTCACCGTCTAAAATAGCATCGTGAGCATCAAGCTCTGCGAACTCAGCGTTCATATCTGCTATCTCTTGATTTAACTCTGCGGTATCTCTGATGTTCTGAGCTGCGAAGTAACCACCTGCTAATTGAAGTCCTGCTAGACCTAACATTGCTGCTGCCATTATCTATTACTCCTGTTAAGTACTTCAACATCAGGGATGATTGATAGTATTTCAAAGTGTACTGGATCAACTTGCCTAAGAGCAATTTGCCCTTGTGACTTCCATGATCCTTTTAAAACTTGTTCAATTCTTTTTGACTGAGCTGCAAGGAATCGGTTCCCTAGAATATCATTTCCTCTTGGTACTTGGTAAATATCTAAGTTCTCCATACCAAGGACACTAGAACCGTCAACTCCATTTTCAGCTTCTTCAGGGAACTCATTTGAAACATAAAGTCCTCTAGTCTTATGGACTCTAATATAAAGTTTATTAATATTTATAGACTCAATTAAAGTAGGCTGTTGAGATACTGTACTAATATTTAAAGTTTTAATATCTGCAGTAATTGGACGACCTGCTATTACTATAGCATGTCGTCCAACTTCTGCTACTTCTGCTTCAGAAGGTTTAGGTAATATTAATACCCCTAATGAAATGGTAGTAGTTCCATAATTTTCAATATCATTATTAGGAGACTTAGCTACTGCGCCATCTGTTAGTAAGCTTATCTGCTCACCTTCAAGATGATCAAGATTATTAATACTAGAGAAGGTCTGATAGAGTCTAAAACTTGAAGCTTCAGTTGAAGGATATTCAAAGTCAGGAGTAACTGTTACTGAATTATTACTAGCTCTTGCTGTAATTGTTAAATCAATAGCAGTACCATCGGAAGCGAATACTCTATGTACTGCTCCTACATCTCCTGCATCATCTAGGTAAGCTGTGGCTCCACCTGTAGTTAATAATGCTGAAGTTCCACAATCTAAAGTTAAATCTCCATCCCATGTGTTAGCCACTACAGGAGTTAAAGTGAATACATCAGTTCCTACTAGACTATCATTTAACAAATAAGAATAAGTTTTAATAGCATCCATGAAAGCATGAGAAGAAAACATCTTATAATCAGGGTTACTTAAGATCGTTGCTGCAGGTGTATGTCTTGGTAACGTGACTTCTATTTGTCTGACTCCTGATTTGTTAGTTACAAAGAAAGTAGAATCCGCAACACCAGTACCAATTACAGACTCAACAGGATAAACTGAGTCATGTCTTGTCCACGCTCTCATTTGATGTTCATAATGATAAGTAAATGAAGCGAAAGTTCCATCATTAAAAGTAACGATGATCATTGGTACAACACCACTTTGATAAGCCCAAGAAGTGATAGTACTCTCTTTAAATAAATGATCACTGAATATAGATTGATCTAAACTTTGATAAGTTAAAATGTCTTGAGAATAAATTAATTGCCTAACACTGTTAGTAGATTTATCAACGAAGAATACACCGCCAGGAACTGCTAGAGGTTCTACATTTTCATCAATGATCCAATTGCCTTTTTTCTCAAGAGCAATGTTATCAATTGAGAGTGAACCTACAGAAACGAAAACACCAACGTTAGTAAAAACTATTAGTCCATCATTCTCAACCATTCTTAATACTGAAGCTTTACCTGAAGTACCTGACTTAAATTTTAAAGCTGAGTCAGCATCATAAGGACGATCACGATAGAAGTTATTTTGGAAAGCAGGACGTGAAGCTAAGATCGCTTCTTCATCGTCAGTTATATTACCGATTAATAATCTCTGTTGATAAACAACACCTGTCTTAGGGTTTAGAGTATCTAAATCAACTCCACTAAAATTAGATTTAGTAATTAACTCTTGAGGATTATTTGTAAAGTCGGCATTACCTCCTAAGTCTTCAAAGTCTGAAAATAAATTAGTACTAACACTACGAGTGATTGAACTTGAACCTATGAAACCATAAGAACCACCGTTGTTAGGTCTTCTATATACTCTAATACCTGAGTATTCATCTATATCACCTGCAAACGTTGTATTTATATTTACAGTAATTGTATTAGATTCACCTGCCGCCAGTGGTTTTTTATATGTAGTACCAGTTATAGCTACAGGTAAAGACTCTTCACCATTTTTAACTTTAGTGACTAGATAATCTACCGAGTAACCTGTAGGAGTACCGTTAGCAGTAATAGACATTGATGTAGGGGCTTCAGTTATTGCAAATACATCTGCTGAAGTTACGAAAGCAGGAGTCGCATCATCGTAAAGAAACTTAAGCATCTCCTGACCTGCAACGAAAGCATAAACATATTTTCCACTTGCTGTGAAGTGCATAGTTTGAACTTGAGCTTCATTATAAGCATGAGCTACTTCATTGACTAAAGTTCCATCAAAGGCATAAGTTCTAACATAAAGATTTCCCCATACCAAGAGAGCTGAAGAGTTAGGCGGTGAGAATAATTTAATCTGTTCGCCTGAGTTCTTACCGTTTTTAAAATAAGCTCTTGAGAAACGAGAAAGTAAACCACCTGTCTTAGAGACTAAAGTATTTCTACAAGTAGCTAAACCTTTCTTGAACTTATCTAAAGTTACATGATCGTGAAGAATAGGATCAAGCTCTCCTGATGAGAAACTATTTAAAGGTTTTAAACTCACGACATTCTCTCCTGTACCCATTCTGAACTTTCATAATCTGCTTCGTAAACAAAGTTCTCTCTAGTGTCAGTCTCTTGAGCTTCGATCTTCTCAATGATATAATCTTCTTTAATTTCTTTTCTTAAAGTCTTAGCTCCCTTACCTACCAAGAGTGGAGCTGATAAATAAGCTAGTTTGTAAGATAGAGCCATAATTGCATTTGAACATAGTGATTCAATTAAAACATCTTTAGGAATAATTTCTGCTACTGCACTAGCTTCATCAGTGAAGATAACTTTAACACCATTGTAAATCTTTACGGCCTTTGCAATGTGAGTTCTCTTGGTATCTCTAGCAACACATGACTTCAATCTTCTGAAGAAAGCTGCGTTAGTAGGATATTTATAAGCATAAGTCCACAAGTGATTTGTAGGTAAAGTTTCGATTAATTCTAAGGTGACTTCTTCCGATGTTGAATCTAAATCTAAATCTTTAAGGGTAGTTTCTAATGCTACATCCCAGTGAGTATTCAAGATAGTTACTTCAAGACTTTCATCTGTTTCAGTATCTGAAATCTCACTGGCGAGTAGTAATGCGGATAATGCTAAATTATAAATCTGTACTTTTGTAGAACTCATTTTCACCCTCGCTTAAAAGGCGAGAGTTACTTCTTCGCCTTTTTTTCTTTAAAGTATTGCTTTCTCTTTTTTTCCATTTCTGGATCAGTGCAAATCATCCATTCACCAAATTGCTCTTCTGATTTGATGTTAAACTTTTCACCTTTAGAAATTCTCTGTTGTCCAAAGAATCCTTTCCTGTCAGCGATAACTTCAATCCCTTGCTTGTTTAATTGTACAGGAACTATACTGTCGTTGTCATCTTCCGGTGTGATGATTTGAACTTTTTCTTCATGTGCAGGAGGCATTAAACCTTCTGACGAACTCTCACCAATTTTCTCTTCAGAATCTGAAGGGGTGATGACAGGTTGTACTGGCATATCCATAATTTATCCTTAAACGAAAGAAGCCCCTCCGAAGAAGGGCTTGTTAATTAATATTTAACTATTAAACTGTAGCGTCATTTACTTTTACAAATGACTTATACTGAGCAATCTCATCTTGAGGTACTAAGTAAATATCAGTAGT